CTACCAACTTACCGCCGCGGCACAGGCTGACGCACAGAGACTAGCGCAGGAAAAAGCCAACGCTATGGAATGCGATTGCCCGGAGCAGAAGACGTGGTCATGGTCTGTATCTATGAATAATGATTGCATGAGTCATGAGCAACTTGTCACATCAAGAGGATTTACGATTACGTATAATAATCAATGTGGTAGATTTATATCTGGCTCTGTGAGTGGTGTAGGATATACACAAAACGGAGAAGAGCAGGTCAATAGCGCTAGCTTCACAATTCCCCCGGGATCTGGAAGCAAGAGTGGAAGTGTGTATTTTAGCCGAGAAGTGGTATGTGGAGATGTAACAATCTCTGGTCATGATTCAGGTAATTGTTGACAATCACTGCTGTAATGGTTTTTTAATAAAAAGGAGAGACTTATTAGCCTCTCCTTTTTTTGTTATACATCAGAATCTTAACAGCTCCCAGATCCTCCCCCAGAAACACTTATGGATCCACATTGTACTCCTGAATCAAAACCTATGACACCGGTTTTTTTACCAGACCCAGTAGGTATACTTACGGTAGTACTTCCAGCCGTAACGGTTTGTCCATGATCATTCCTACCAGTAACAGTTACAGTTATTGATTTAGATGATCCACATTGATTATTGTAAGACACTTCATAGGAGCACCTTAAGGTGGATGTAGAACCAGACAGGCCATTACAAGGATCACCGCTCAGCATAGCGTTGGCGCTCCATGTTTTGGGGCAATCGCATTCCATAGCGTTGGCTTTTTCCTGCGCTAGTCTCTGTGCGTCAGCCTGTGCCGCGGCGGTAAGTGCGGCCTTATCACCGTTACACTCACACCAAGCGCCATTGTTTCCGCCAGAAACCCAGTAAGCGGAAGCCTTCGGAGCCGTACATCCTGACGGACAACCTTGCTTGGTAGCAGTAGCCTCTACATAATCATTACATACTCTTCCACTGCAACCCGCATCCGCTAATGCCTGAGCTTGAGATCTAAGACTCTCTATCTTATCGCTAGCCTGAGCGTTGGCAGAAGACGTGCTAGAAGCGCATATAGATCCAGAAGGTACATCCGGATAGGAGATCGTTACTCCACAAGGTCTATCAGATGGACAATTCCTACTAGTAGCAGATCCTCCTTGGAAACCGATCGTATTACAGCAAGCAGATCCATAGCTTAGATATTCCTCTCTTCCACAATCATTTCTATATAAAGCTACACTTTCGCCAGATCTACACTCAGCCTCTCCTATTCTACTCCAAGAATTAGGATCACAATAGCCATCACAAGAACCACCTGAACATCCACGATCGCAAGACTCATGCAACCTGTTCTCAGTCTCGTCAGAGTGACATCCAGTGCTATCAGTCCTTCTATACCTAGCCCAAACATCACCACCTGAGCAATAGTTTCCGCCATCATAGCTCCAACCACTCCAATTAGGAGGAGTGTCCTCGCAATCTCCGTTCTTATTAGCGTAAGCTTGAGCGGCGGCTCTGGTAGCTGAATTGCTTCTGAATGCCTCTTGAACCTTGTTATTGGCGTCAGCCTGAGAGACCGTTGATGTTATAGGATCTAATCCTAACGAGCTATAAGGAACTGATATAGCCACACCCTGTTTACAAGAGCCGCAATTATCCTTGTAGAAAGTAGCGCTTCCAGTACCGGTCCATACACAAGTGCCATGCTGGTTAGCGTAATCTTGTCCTTTCTGATCTAGGATCTGCTCTGCCTTGCTTCTGGCATCCGCCAAAGAAACCTTGCTGGTGATAGCCGTGCCGCCGTTGGCTTGTGTGGAGGTCACCGTTATCCTCTGGCCTACCCCGCCTTCGGCGCAGTTGTTCTTATAGAAGTCACGGCTTGCCACGTAAGTCCAGGTACATCCTCCGTTCTTATTGGCGTAAGCCTGACCCTCAGCTCCACGAACGGCATTCTCAGCTTTCTTATTGGCGTCAGCCAAAGATATGTTGGAGGTGTACGGATGTCCCGGAAGCTTGCTGCTGCTTACGGATACCATGTCTCCTACGCCGCCATCAGCGCAATTGTTCTTCTGGACCTGACCGGTATAGCTTCCTGTCCACGTACAAGTACCCTTCGAGTTAGCTACGCTCTGTCCCTGAGCCGTAACAGCCGCCAATGCCTTGGCGTTAGCGTCAGCCTGAGATACACATGACTTGAACTTGCCATCAGAGCTAGGACTTGGATCCGTAACATCATTCTGAGTCACGGTAACGGAGCTTCCAACCCCACCATCCGCACATTGACGAGTGAAGGCCTTAGATGCCGTACCAAACCAGAAGCATATCTTATTACCACCAGCTATATACCGCTCTTGATTCTCAGGATCAGTATAGCAGGTATTGGTATTACGTTGATGTAATTTAGAGATACAGTCCTTACATACGGTCTCGATAGTCTCCCATACCGGTTGCTCAGTCTTAGTATGGCACGTGTCATCATAATTCTTGTTAACAAATGCCTGACCCATCCTATCAATGTAGGCCTTAGCCAAAGCGTCAGCCTCCTCTTGTGAACGGGTAGAGGTGAAGAACTGTCCCATAAGATCCGGGGTTACGGTAATAGGATCAGCATACTGGCAAGTAGGACACTTAGGAGTGAACTCCTTACTATAATTACCGACATATATCTTCAACTCATCACAAGTACCACGATCGTTAGCTATAGCCTGACCTTGTGCCTTGACAGCGGCCTTAGCAAGCTCGTCAGCGGCGTATTGACTCTCGTATGAGTAGAATGGACCTCCGGTTACATCAGCCTCAGTAACGGTAACTGAAGACGGGATAAGACCGGACGGACAGTTATTCTTCTCGAACGCCTCGCTATAATGACCGGTATATTTAGGAGCCTCATGACAAGTACCACGCTCATCGGCGATCTTCTGGCCTTGATTCATGACAGCGGCCATAGCCACTAAATTAGCCTCATCTTGAGATACGCAAGACTGGAACGGATGACCTTCCACCATATCTTGTGTTACGGTGAACGGATCTCCTACCTGATTAGCGCCACAATTGCTCTTCGTAAACTCGAAGCTAGCCTTACCGGTATACATAGTAGCGTTAGAGCAGGTACCCTTGGTATTAGCCAAAGCCTGCCCTTGGGCTTGTACGGCGGTCATAGCCATAGCGTCAGCGGCGGTCTGCGAGTCGTTAGACTGGAATGGGTGTCCTTCTACCATATCTTGAGTGATCGTCACCTTAGATCCGATCTTGCACTCACCACAGTTGTTTCTCGTGAACTCCAAGGAAGCACGGCCGGTATACGTACAAAGGGCGTGGATATTGGCAAGAGCCTGTCCTTGGGCGTCAACGGCAGCCTTAGCCTTGCTGTTGGCATCCTCTTGAGACACGGTGGAAGTAAATGGATAACCATCAACCATCCTATCGTTTACCGTATAAGTGCCACCAGCACCAGTACCACAATTGTTACGGGTAAACGTACGTGTATAAGTACCGGTATATACAGGAACCTTCTCACACTTACCTTTCACGTTAGCCACATCCTGACCTTGAGCCTCGACGGCGGCCTTAGCCTTATTGTTGGCGTCTTCCTGAGATACGGTAGACCTGAAATCTCCTGTCACCATAGTCTCATCCACGACAACCTTGGTGCCGTATTGGGTCTCATCACAGTTATTACGAGTGAACTCCTTATTATACCTACCGTAGTAGATCGTCTTCTCCTTACACTCACCTTCTAGGTTGGCTTGTTGCTGGGCGTTAGCCTCAAGATCGGCCTTAGCCTTATTGTCAGCATCCTCCTGAGAGATAATAGAGAAGTACTTACCAGCGGCTACAACATAAGTATAAGGTTGACCGATATGGAACTCATCGCAATTGTTTCTAGTGACTGTCTTCTCCATCCTTACGTTATAGTAGACGTTAGTCTGACAGTCGCCACGCTCGTTGGTGATAGCCTGACCTTGCGCCTCGACAGCGTCCTGCGCCAGCTTGTTGGCGGCATCCTGCGATACCGTAGAAGTGAACGGATATCCAGAACACATCTTCTCGTCCACAGTGAAGTCAACAGGAGTAGAACCCTCAGGGCAGTTGGTTCTCTGGAATACCTTGGAGTACGATCCGGTAAATACCGGTATCTTCTCACAGTTACCCTTGATATTCGCTATATCCTGACCTTGAGCCTCGACAGCAGCCCTTGCTAGGCTATTAGCGTCTTCCTGAGACACGATGGATCTGAAGTCTCCCGTAACCATCGTCTCGTTAACAACCACATCCGTACCGTATTGGGTGGAATCACAATTGTTACGGGTAAAGGTCTTGCTAAACTTACCATAATAGATATTCTCCTTAGGCTTACACTCACCCTCCAAATTGGCTTGTTGTTGACCGTTCTTCTCAATATCCTCAAGAGCCTTCCTATCGGCGTCCTCCTGAGAGATGGAAGATACGTACTTGCCCTCAGGAATGATATAAACATATTCCTGACCGTCACTGAACTTATCGCAATTATTACGTATAAACGTCTTTCTCTGCTCCTCGTTATACCAGATATCGGTTATACACTCACCATGCTCGTTGGCGTATTTCTGACCGTTCAGGGCTATATCCTCCATAGCCTTGGCGTCTGCGTCCTCCTGCGAGATAAACGACTTGTAAGTCCTTTCCTCGACCGTATACAACACCACCGATCCATGCTGGTTGGCCAGACAGTCGTCCTTGGTGAACGGCTGAACCATCTTGATATTATAATAAACGGGCTTGGCGTCCTGAGCTATCATATACTCCTTGACAATATTACCGTCCTTTGACGTTATACGGAACTTAGCCGTACAGATCTGACCGGTATAATTAGCCTTGTATACGATATTAAGCTTATTATCGCCTACCCCATGGCTCTTGTCGTTAATGGCAAAGCAATTACCCTCGACACAATTCTTATCTATTTCCCTTGCCATATTATCCTTCAGTTATTCTCCATGAAACATCATCTCCGGCCTCTACCCTCACGATTTGGGTATCACCATCCTTATTAAGCGTCAACCTTTGCGGATCCACGTTGAAGGGTGGTTCCGGTTCCGGCTCACTACCATCACCGCAAGTGCAACATACCAGCTCGATATCATACTCGGTATTGGACTTGATATCGATGACAACCTGACCGTTCTCGCTGGTCACGTTATCGAAGTCATGATCAAGTATGATATAAGGTATATCATTAGGCTGTTGATTGATATTAACAACCTTACCGTTCAAGACAAACATCTCATGATGCTGTTCGTTATCCATATTCTTAGGCATAGCTATGACAAAGCTAGCCTCATACAAATCAGTGGCTCCGGGATCCTCAGGATCGGCATACACTATATATCTGCTATCCTCTTCCGGGACTTTCATGGATAAACCGTTCACGTTCATGGATACTATATAGGACTTGCTCACCGAGCCACCAAGGGTAAGGCAGGAAGCCTTGACCGAGGCGGAGTTGAGCTTGGCGTTGATGGTCGCCGTCCCTCCCTCCATGTCGAACATGACACTGGTAGGATCCACGCTTACCCGCTCTATACCCTTCTGGGTTATAGTAGCGAGCTTCGTAACCTTGCCTTTCTCGACCGCCACGTAAGTCTCCCTAGGCAACCTACCCATCCATCCCGGCTCTACTTTAATAGCCACCTTATCAGGGCCGGTACCGGAAATCTTGTCGTAGGACACCCATGAGGAGCCTTGCTCGATCTTAGCAAGAATATCTTTTAAATTATTCATATCATTCCGCTTGAGTTATAGTCCATTTATCACTCTTACCTACGATAATCTCCAGAATCTGCTCACCGCCCTCAGGAGGATACTCGAAGTTAGTAGGCTTAATCTCAAACACGCTGGCGCCACCACAACCAAGATCACAGATCATATCCGGCAACCATCCCTCCTCGAAAAAACGCTCTATAAGCTCCCTGACGGCCTCTGAAAAAGAATCAAGCTCCAACCTATCTGCTGGGACAGACCCTTTCTTAAGTGTCTCACCACATACCCAACCGTCACACTCGGAAGCCAAGACCGTATCATACACTCTCTTAGCCATAGCATGAAGTATTTAAAATATTACTATTCAATGTAGTATATACGATATTAACATCAGCGAACTCATCGCCCATGCAATACCTTTTCTTGAACTTAACGGATCTACCAGAAACGACATATCCGTCATTAGGGACGATAGTACCACAATAGGTAACGCTGAGCACGTTCAACGGCTCGTATCTTAACCTGACAGCCTGAACGCCCTTGAACGAGTCACGCTGGATGGACGCCGTGGCGCCAGATACGGCAACCAGCTTCCTTACCAGAGACTCGATTACGTTATTCATGCCATCTCCGTTCCTGATATCTGCCTCAGGAAACGACTGACCATCATATATGATCTGGGAACTGTAGATACTACATTCGTTCCCCGGTCTATATTCCGGCTTACATGGATTACAATTTCTCATATTATCAAATTAATTTATTGATCATTCTTCTTAACTCGGATATCTCCGCATCTCTATCCCGTATAGCCTTTATCATAGCGTTAAGGGCATCAGACATATCACAATTAGGGGACAATCCCAGCGACTCCACACGAACCTTATCACCGGGATAAATACAATCGGTACTCATGTACGTAGAGCACGGTACTTTCGTGTCGTCTACAGTAGGTCTGTATTGTTTTTTATTGCAACCATTCATTACCAAACCTCCTCTTCAGTCCCGCTATCCCCGCCGCTACCACCGGCGTTGACAAGCTCGTTTATAATCCTCTTCAAATCCAGAACCTCACGATGGTATAAATCTATCTGCTTATCCCTAGACGCTATAATACGCCTCAATGAGTCTATAACGACAGATATATCAGTACCTTTCTCTATACCGTCCACCACCAACTCATCACCTGAGTATAAGACGCATTTATCATATAAAACTATAGGACATCCATAGCCAACACAAGGCTCGTCCTGACAATCCCGATCGCAAGGATCACAAGGATCCTCGGGGCATTTGTTAAGAAACTTGTCTATCTTAACACCATGACAGCATTCTTCAGGACGCTCCCTCGAATGATCATGACAACAACCACCTGTATTACACATATTAATAATATTAATGTTTTTAGCAAAGATACTTATTTGGTTTGGAAACAAGACAACATACGTTATTAAACAATATAAGGGATACGTCATTCGCATCCCCTATACCCATAAACCATAACAACAAGACAAGATCAGGACTTCAATTTAAGAACAGGATTACCCCATCTGTCTTTCCACTGCCTTCCCAAATCGTTTATAACGCCATCATAGTCTTTTATATATCCAGCCTTAATAGCATAAGATATATTTCTTTCTATTGATACTATCATATCCAACTCCTCGAAGGAAGCCCTATTTCTTATCCCTTCCTCATGTACGCCAAAAACAACAAAATTTATACCCTTAGCAATTCTTGATAGCGATTCCTTTAAATTGCTCTTATCGCTTATAAGCGAAGATACACTGCTGCACATCTCTATATAAGCGTCACCAGCTGCATTTCTTACCCCTACGATATTATCAACAAACCACATTACGACATCGGCGCAAACCTCAGGACTCATTTCCATAGCCACCACAAGGAAAAGGTATGGGTTCATATACCACATCTGTCCATCCCCCTTTCCCTTTCTGCACGCCAATCCCATTTTGTTTAAATCACTAAGATTTAGGGTCTTGTTTTGTAGGCTGATATTTATCCGCTTACATAAATCCCTGTTTTCCAGTCTACTAATTATTTCCCTACATTTCTCCTGAAAGCCATCATACTTAATAATATCATTAAGCTTCTTAGGGGATAAACCCTTTTTAAGCCTATCATCAGACAAGACCTTCATAGCTAAAGTGATGTTAACAAAACCATTATCACTGAGCGCAGGTATAACAACGCCCATCAATCTCCTATCAGAAGATTTGATTTCAACCCGACTTTTCATAACTTTGAACAATATTTTAAATTAAACATAATACCTATCGGTTCGAGATGAATAGATAGGTATGCAAATATAAAACATATTCAACATACAAACAACTGTATTGCAGTATATAAACTTATCACCATTGATATATATACAAAAAATGGAGGAGATATACAATCCCCTCCAAACACTAAATCAACTATTATGGAAAACTAAACGCGCATCATCACCAATAACATTGATCCTCTTGATCAATATTCTCAATCCATTTCTCGCACTCAAGATTAAGATCAGCGTACTCCTGCCCCTCTACCATCAAAACCTCACGAGCTTTGGCGTTGGCATCCTCTACTGATATCCATGACCTAAACCTGTTGGCTTTGATAGAATAATATACCCTACCTGATTTATATCCAAACGGGCATACCTTCTCAAACCAATCACCGATCGTAGTATTATAGAATACAGGGGAGCAACTACCTTCGGAGTTAGCCTTCTCCTGTCCTTCTTTCATGAACTTCCTATAAGCTAACGTATCAGCATCAATTTGGGATATATCGGATATGACGGCTCCGGCTGGCAATTCATACACAATACCTTCTTTACCTGATGTCCCAGCCTTACAATCGTTCTTGTAGAAAACGCCACGAAAAGGCTGTGAGGCCCAGTCCTCGCAGCAAGCCCCAACAGCGTTGGCCTCCCCCTGCCCGATCCGTCCAAGCTCCACCCTGGCCTTATCATTGGCATCTTTCTTAGATACGTAAGAGACAAACCTGCCTTCCTCTATGCATACCTGCTCCTTGGACCCCCTACCGCTTACGCAATTGTTCTTGATAAACTCATCGCATACCTGATCATTATACCATACAGCCGGTATTATGTCGGCATATGTATTGGCGTAGTCCTGACCGTTGGCTTTGATATCATCCTCAGCCTTGTTGTCAGCCTCCTCCTGCGTATCGCCAAAATAGACGTTGGCCGGGACCCGGTAGTCAACAGAGCCGCCCACGTACCCGGCAGGCGGGTTATTTCTGGTGAACGTCCGAACTATTTCTTTATTACCGTATACCATTGTGATTCACTTTGTCACAAAGATAAATATTTTACCGATATGAGACACATAACCGTAAATGCAAATACGCAGTTGCCTGATTATCAATTTTTGGGCAAAAATGGAATTAATTATCCCAGTGATTAAACGACTCCGATCCGGCAAAAACGCCATAATCCCTGAACATGCCTCCACATAATATAAAATCGCTTTTCTTACTACCGTTTATAGATGACAATATATACCGGTAACCCTTTCCTGTTATATAGATAGTCCTTGCATATACAACCTTTCCGGATTCCGTACATATATTCTTATCCCGATAATGAGCAAATCCTTTCTTTACGGCGTTAGCCGTAATCTCCCAATCTCCATTAACCTTGATCCTTTTAACTATTATCTTTATCTTAACAAGAAAATCACGAAGACATTTATCGCTTATAATTATATCATTCTGCTCAAGCTTCTTGGCTAAATCCCTTACCAGCAAATCTGATTCTCCAGACATGATAAACGACTCTGAAAATTTTATATCCTCTTTCTTCGACTCAAGGACCTTAGCCATCTCCTCGGCTTTGGCCCTCTCCTCTAACGCCAGCTTCTCGGCGGCTACCCTGCCACGATATTCCTTAGCCCAAGCCTCAGCAGCGGCGGGAGGATCATTAAAATCAGGAATCACGCATTTGCCTGTAGTGAGAAGCTCTTTAATTCTATCCAAACACCATAACCTAAAATCAACACTAAGCCACTGAGCGAAATCCAAAGCCAGATCCTCACACATCCATGTGCCAGGACTAACCGTACCCCTGATAATCGTAACAGGCTGAAAATCAGCATTACCATATTTTCTGGTAATGGCATTAATTAACTCATTTACAGAAGATAACGATAAATAATCATTTGGTCTCTTTTTAAACGGCTTCGCCATTTCGGTAGCATTCACATAAGTGATACCGTTCTCTGTTTTGAAAGTTATATCATTACCATTGTAGCTAAATATTGTAGATAATCCGTTTTCGTTGGATTTAAACGCCAAAATCCTACTACTATTATTCATAGAATCATTGGAAATAATTATATTTGCACTCATAATAAATTAACCTATGTCCATTACATCGTGAGATATGATGGACATACAAAAATAGCCAATCGAATCGTCTATGACAAATCAATTGGCTATTTTTTATATCTAACACATAAAGATATTTTACAACTTACAAGAGTATCTATCTAACCTACTTATTTAGAAGACTCCTTACAAATTGTATACTTGATTTACAGTAGCTTAACATCTAGTAATACATCATAAATCAATATCTATACATCTGATTATCACCAATGTCGACTTTTCTCCATTGGTTCGTTACCTATTACAAATCTTATCCTCCAAAGCATAAAGCACCTTAGCGACAGTCTTATCTCCATTTACCTTCACGCAAGACTCACCAAGATCCCGGACGTCTATAGCCTCCCTAATACGGGTAAGCTCATCGTATATCTCCTCTATCACGTCAGAGATCATAACGCACTCATCAGAGTCCTTATGCTTTGACCACTCTGGAAGATCACCCTCGTAAGGTACGCAAGTGGACGGAGTTATATGTGAACAACTGTATTTTCTCATGCCAGTAACTTATTAACACGTTCCTTTAACGATCTTAACTCATCCGGGCATAACCCGCAATCATTATCGCATAATGATCTTTGCAGACGAATTATCTTGCCCCAATAGGATATATCGGGCTTGTCCCCGATCCTATACCTATGGTATCTCATATATCTACCCCATTGACAAGACAGCCATTCGTCTACGACCTTACATAGATCTATTCTATCAAGGTTTGATATGCTCTGCGCGCCCATCGAGAATCTCCTTTCTCATTTCCTGTACCTCCTCGTCAGGCGGGCATCCATATGGCAGGTTCTTGATCCATTCACGGATCTTTT